GCGAATCATCTGGCACAAACTACAGCGCGGCTGGACAAGCACTCACAAATGTTACACCCGCCCTCTCTGGATCTGTTGCGGTTTGCGATTTCGCAGATGAGGTTTTTGCAACAGCGACTGTCACAGCCCGAGGCTGTTTGATATATAATTCCACAAACGGAAATAAAGCCATTGCTGCGATTGATTTCGGCGCAGACAAGGTTTCGACGGCGGGCGATTTTACGGTTGTATTTCCGAGCGCCTCAAGCAGTGCAGCGATTATCCGGCTGGCTTAACGTGGGACTCGGACATGCCGCTAACAGTATTCAACTTTAAGGCTGGGATAAACAAAGAAGAGACTGACTACTCCAATGAGAGCGGGTGGGTTGACGGAAACTTTGTGCGGTTCAGAAAGGGCCGTCCAGAAAAAATTGGCGGCTGGGAAAAGCTTTCGTCAGACACGTACACCGGTTCAGCCAGGGCTCTGCACTCATGGATTTCTCTGGGCGGTTCACGATATCTCGGCCTGGGAGCCACCCAAAAGTATTACATCGAAGAAGGCGGAGCCTACAACGACGTAACGCCGCTTCGGAAAACATCCACCAACAGCATTACTTTTGCCGCGACTAACGGTTCTTCAACCATAACGGCGACCGATTCCAGCCACGGAGCGGTAAACGGAGATTTTGTCACGCTCTCCGGTGCAGCAACACTTGGCGGACTGATTACCGCTGCCGTCCTGAATCAAGAATATCAAATCAGTCTTGTCACAGGCGCGAACACTTACGAAATCACAGCCAAAGACACGTCTGGGGACGAAATTTCAGCCAATGCCAGTGACTCAGGCAATGGCGGCAGCGGCGTCGATGGCCTATATCAGATTAATTCGGGACTGGATGTTTACGTGCCATCCACTGGTTTCGGCGTTGCAACGTGGGGAGCCGGCACATACGGCTCGTCTAGCGCGATCGCCGCCTCTGGCCAGCTGCGGCTCTGGACGCACGATAATTTCGGAGAGAATCTAATCATCAATCCGAGAGGCGGTGGCATTTATCGCTGGGTTGAAAATAACGGGATCAGCGTTGCAGCATTAGATTTAAGCGCTGTCAGTGGCGCGAACTTAGTGCCAACTGTCGCGCTACAGGTCATTACGTCCGAGACAGACAGACATTTGATCGTGCTTGGCGCAGACCCAATCAGCAGCTCTGCCAGAACGGGCACGGTCGATCCGATGTTGGTTGCTTTTTCAGACACAGAGAATGAATTAGAGTTCGAGGCGCTGACGACAAACACTGCTGGCTCGGTGCGACTATCATCTGGTTCGCTCATTATTGGCGGCCTGAAATCCAGACAAGAAACATTGATCTGGACAGACACGAGCCTTTACTCGATGAATTTTATCGGGCCACCATTGACGTTTGCATTAAATTTAATTAATGAGGGCGCTGGCCTGATAGGCCCGAAAGCAGCAGCCAACGCGCCAAACGGCGTGTACTTCATGTCGAAGAACGCCTTTTATTGGTACAACGGATCTGTGCAGAAGTTGCCATGCTCCGTGCAGGATTACGTCTTCAACGATCTAAATCTGACGCAATCATTCAAGTGCCACGTCGTCGTCAATGCAGAATTTTCTGAGGTGTGGTTTTTCTATGTGAGCTTAGAGGACGACACCGACGAAATATCGCGTTACGCAATTTACAACTACGAAGAGCAAACGTGGTCGATCGGATCGATGGTGCGGTACGCCTGGCTTGATGCGGGAATTGAGGATAAACCCAGAGCTGCCGGCGCCAGCTATATTTATTTGCACGAAACCGGCTACAACGACGACACATCAAGCATGAATAATGTGTTCATTGAGTCTGGCGATATTGATTTGGGCGATGGCGACAGCTTTGCCTTTATCAAGAAAATCGTGCCCGACGTGCAATTTGACACCTCTTTGGGAGTGTCCAACGCTCCAGCCATTAATGCAGTTATCAAGCGCCGAAATTATCCGGGCGAGAGTTTGACCACAGATTCAACCACACAAATTACGCCAACCACCACATACGGCGGTTTGCGCACAAGGACCAGACAAGTCGCCTTGCGGTTCGAGTCCGACGACGACAACGCTAACGCAGCGGACAGAAAAGATTATAAGTGGCGAGTCGGCAACACCAGGCTCGATATACAAGCTTCAGGCCGCCGCTAAATGTCTAAATTATTGCCAACTCGGCTACCGCAAGCGACGGGCGAGTCAGTATCGTCGAGCACATTCAATCGGCTGGTCAGGGTTTTAGAGCTCAATCTTGGGGCCCAAGATCCCGATAATGTCCAGCACTTTAGCGAAGACGATCTTTCTGAGTTACAATTCAATTCGGGTGCAGTAATATTCAATACTACAGTAGAGGTGCATCAGGCGTTCGATGGCAATACATTTAGGGACTTATATTCGCATCAAACTTACCCCAGCGGAGTTGAAGTAAGCTCAGCAATAGGGGCGGTCACAATCGAGATTACATGATATGGGCAACGACGATCTAAAAAACGCATTAATGAGAGCGCAGGGTGTGCAAGGATTTATGGGTGGCGGGATGGCTACTCACGCTATGCCAGATGGCACGGTAATGCCGGGCGCTACGCACGGCCAATATCAAGCGATGGGAATGCAAGACGGCGGCCCAGCCGAATCAATATCACCCGAATTGCTAGAAAGAATTAATCGGTTTGCTGGTGGCTCTTTCAACATGATGCCAACGGTTAACCAAGCCAAAGGAGCCATTTCAAACAGAGGGATGGATATGTCCCCTGCTCAAATGGCTTTATTGGGGCAAGCCGAAGAAGCTTCTGTTGAATCCGCAATAACACAAGATCCCAAAGCAGACATCGCTGCTGCCGTCGAAGAATTGATGATGCAGGCGCAGATGACTGACGACCCCACTGAGCGCCAACAATACGAACACTTAGCTGAAGCAGCTATAGTTGGTTCTAATGCGCCTATGGCTGAGCAGGCTATTGCCCTGGCTAACGAAGGTCGGGGTGATGACAATGCTCTTGCTCATCTTAGACCTGGCGAAGTAGTCCTTCCTC